ACATGGCAAAGTGGGGCGAGCTAGAACTTATACGTGTTAACACGCCTGAGGTGATGGAGAAGATCAGGCAGAAGCAGTTGGGCAAGCAGCTGCCTGCAGCTGTAAGAAGTAACTGGGGCTCATAATGGCCAAGAGGAACAGACTCCCATTACCTAGCAGTCCTGTATTCGCTATGCGTGGTACGGACGTTAAGTGGCCAACGGTCCGCGGCGGATACCTCAATGATAAGAACGTCGCACTGCTTCGCACGCAAGCTTTTGGGGTTATCTTTCTGGACGGAACCTACCATACCAGGCTGAATGGTGATGGGCCTGATGAGGAGCGGGGGATCTTCTTTGAGCATCTGCATCAGGTGGACGGAGATCATATTTTCCTGTTGTGCTGGGTAGGCAACTTTCATAACGGCTCGATCTTCCACTGCGCCTGGCAGTTTCCACAGCATCAACATTGGCCGATTAGAAAGTTGGAATACGCAGCATTCCATACTTACCGCAGAGTGGTCAAAACTATCTACGGCAATAGTGAGTGGGACTCTGCTGTGTATGCCTTCTGCAACCAGTTCAGAAATGAAGGTTAGTAAGTGCCTCTAGCTGGTCCAGCACCTAAGTACCCTTCAGAGATACGGGCATGTATAAACTGCCCGTATGGGGGACCTCGCTGCGGTAGTAGGGGCAATCCTGCTGCTTCTATAGTTGTAGTTGCTGAAGCTCCAGGTATGCAGGAACTTAGTAGCAAATGGCCTCTTACAGGGCCGAGCGGTGAAGTCTTCTGGAGGACACTGCCTAAGAACCTGCGAGAGAACTACGGAATTGATCTTGACGAGGATGTGCTTATACTCAATACCCTTCAGTGTAGGGTACCAAGAGCTGGTGATGACGGAGCAAAGAATCTAGCCAGGACCCAAAAGGGTGCAGCCGTCTGTGAACGTGGACTTCGAGAACAGGTAGCTGAGTATCCACGAAGGCTTATCATTGCAATGGGTAACTTTGCCCTGCGAGCCCTTACTGGCAATCCTAATTACAAAATTACCCAGATCCGTGGGCAAGTCATACCTAGCACATTTGCTAAAATAGGCATCATGCCCGTTGTTCACCCTGCAGCCTTGTTACGAGGTACTGGCAATTATAGACAGTTCAGGAATGACATCGGCTACGCGTTTCACCTGGCTGCAGGAGGTCCTCCAAGGACCCCTATTGAACCTAAACGATGGTACGTAGCAGGGTCACCTGACAATGTCGCTCAGATGGTTGAGCATCTTAGGACTAAACCGTACATTGCATGTGACACAGAAACCGGAGGATTCAGTCCTCGCACTTCGGAGATCTTGGCGGTTGGATTGTGCTCTGACCCTGAGGAAGTCTTTATAGTACCAGGCCATCTGGTGGAGTACCTCAGACCGCTGTTCATGCTTGGCCACGAAGGGCCACGTTTCATATGGCACAACGGTAAGTTTGACATGGGCTTCATGCAACGGCCTATGCCATTAGGCGTTGGCGATGTTGCCCGTGTTGATGAAGACACAATGTTGCTGTCGTACACATTAGATGAGAATGGTGGCATTCATGACTTGGAACAAGTTGGAAGCGATTGGATTGGTGCTCGTGATTACAAGCACATGCTTAAGCCTTATCTTACTAAAAAATCCACGTCGTATCGTGTTATTCCTAAGCCTGTGCTATACCATTATCTTGCCATTGATTGTAGCAACACACTTCAGATATTCTACCCCATGCATGAACAAGTCATGCGTGATGAGCGTCTCGCCACCCTCTACAACAGAGTCCTGCTTGAAGCCTCAAAGGTATTAACCCGTGTCGAGCGCAAAGGCATTCTTGTCTGCAAAAATCGCGTTAGAGCCAACGCTAAGAGGCTTAGTCATGATGTCGACATCGCTAACAACTCTTTACAGCGGTTGGTACGCCGAGCAGGATACCAAGCGGATATTAACCCGAGGTCTCCTAAGCAGCTTGCCATCCTCTTCTATGATATCTTACACTGGCCGCTTCCTAGAGGAGGTAATCGAGGAACTGGAAAGGCCGTACTTGACGCACTCCCTAAGCATCCAATTATTGACGCGTTACGAGATTATCGAAAGGCTTCCAAAGCACTAAGTACCTACGTCACGTCTCTTGAGAGGAGTATAGACGTCGATGGAAGGGTTCATGCTTGCTACCTTATTCATGGTACGCGTACTGGGCGTCTTAGCTCTCGTAAGCCCAACATGCAGAACATTATACGTGATGTTCGTTTGCGTGGCATGTACATGGCTGCTCCTGGACATGTGTTCATCAAGGTCGATCTCAATCAGGCAGAACTTCGAAGCTTAGCTCTCCTCAGCGGTGATGCATACTTGATGGAGGTGTATACCTCTAACAATAGGTCGCTGCATAAAGAAACAGCCAATGACTTCTTCCCGGGTTGGAGTAAGTACAAAGACACTGCGCAGGGTAAAGAAGATCTTATGCGTGCAAAGGCAGTAAACTTCGGAGTAGTGTATGGTCGTACGGCTTTGAGCATTGCAGACGAGTTTAAGATCAGCGTTGTAGAGGCTCAGAAGTGGATTGACATTTGGTTTGCCAGATCTCCCGGAGCTAAGAAGTTTATTGACAGGTGTCGTGCTGCTCCTCTAAATGGTTCTACTTTAGTTACCTGCTTCGGCCGCAAGAAGCGTCATTGGTTAGTCACAGCTGAGCGGTTGCAGAGTTTGCAGAACGAAGCATCGAACTTCCCCCACCAGTCAATTGCAAGTGACATTTGCCTGTTGGGGGTAGCTATGGCCGAACCAATACTTCGACCATATGGAATTGATCCCGTGAACTTAGTCCACGATGAAGCGATGTTCGAATGTCCGGATATTCCTGAGTTGATCGCTTGGGCTAAGCATGTGATCATAACATGTATGGAGTTGATCCCGAGGCTCTGGGGGCTCACCGCCATACCGTTTAAGGCCGAGGCTGATGTTGGAAGGCGGTGGAGTATCTACCGCAATCCAAAGGATCCAAGGTTCAAGTATGAGTACCAGACTAACAACGACGAAGATTGGAAGGTACCGAGTAGCCATGTCTTATATGCACTCGCCAGAGACCAAGAGGCCAAAGAGGAGCAAGCGCGAGCAGCTCACTCTAAGGTATTGGCAGCTATGCAGACAACTGAGGCGCGGATGGACGGTGACTGGGCCGGAGCACCTAACGAATCCGACAGTGAAGAACTTGCTGACGGAGTTAAGCTTGCTGATGGGGCAGATCCAGACCCTGCCTCAGACTGGAGCGAAGACGACGGACATACTGCGTTTGGAGTTGCACCAACTGCAGACACAGATAGTCCTTGGCGTGACGAACAGTAACAGAACAGTGAAAAGGAGAGCATAGTGGACCATGTGAATAACCGTCCGGTAGTAGCACCACGCAAGATCTTGGGAGCTGATGGGCTTGAAGCCCAGAAGGCATTACCTGAAGAGTGCTGTGGCAATTGCTATTTCGGCAAAATCTCCGCAAACGTAATTGCACAGGCAGCCATCAGCAAAGCTCGGGAGTGTCACCGCTTCCCGCCGAAGATGCAGCACTTCTTGCTTTCTCCTCCTCCGGGAAGCAAACAGCCTCACGTCGTTACTCATAGCGACTGGGGCGGCGTCCCTATAGGCGAGTGGTGTGGTGAGTGGCAGCCGCAAAAGCGTGCCGGAGTCAACAAGGCTCAGACACCAACGGGTACTGCTGCTGTAGGGCATGCAGAGGGCCCTTCTGACGCAAAGCCATAACTTCAACTTCAACTTCAACCACACAAACAGAGGCAACAGCAATGACACACCGTGTATATAAGTGCCACGACTACAGTGAGCTGAGAGCTTTCCTGGAGGCTATGCTTGGCAGCCGTCCTATAGGAGTAGACCCTGAGAACTCGGAGATCTCTGCCCCCAAAGCCCCAGAACTACAAGCACATCTGCGCGCGGTCCTTGGCGACAACTATACACACACTTGGCTGCTTACCTGCAATGCGAAAAATTACACACCAGAAGCTCGTGGTGCCCAAAAACGCGGCCGTGAGGCGTTGGCTGACTACCTCCGTTCGGTTGCTAATATGCTCGACGATAAGAAGGAGCGGACGGTCTTCTCAGACGTGCGGGACTTCAACGCAGCTATGGGCGTCGAGAAGCTTGACCGACCAGGCTGGCCTGAATATCAGATTATCGAGAGGCGACTGAAGTGGATTGAGGAGGAGATTGCCGAGATCCGTGAAGGCATAGTTATGTGGGACCTGACGAAGGTGATCGACGGCTACCTGGATATCATCTACTTTGCGGCCGGCGCCCAAGTTGATTACGGCGTGCACTTCGGCACACCTTGGGAATTCGTACATGGTGCTAACATGGAGAAAGTAGATCCTGTCACAGGTAAGGTCACCAGGAATGCAGTAGGCAAGGTTCAAAAGCCTGCTGGCTGGGTACCACCTGACCAACGTATCCGTGAGTGGCTACGGCTGATGGGTTATGACCATGAAAGGCATGTTCTGAATCTGGCAGTTGTTGAACCTGCGCCTGAACCTGAAGCACTTCCAGACCCGCAGGCCCCCCCCCTAAGGGGAAGTGAAGACATCCCGTTTTGATCTGTTTTGAAAAGAAGGGTGCAGCTCTGACGGAGACTGCACCCTTTAAGTTTGCCTAGGGGCAAACATCATGACCTAGGCCTCGGCCCGCTATAAGACCGAGCTGTTTGGCTAGGTTGCTGCTGGCCCTGCCGAAGATAGTGTCCCTGTGCCGGACGGCGCTGAGGCTTGAGGCGAACCCTCCGCCTGCACATTGGACAGATCGACCGTTTCCGTTTCCGCTGCAGGAGGCATTTGCCGTGGCGGTATCTCCTGAGCCTGCACCTGTGCAGGTGCTTCACCTTCAGCTGTAGCTTCCAACTGTTCGACGGCTGTGTTGAGATTGCCGGCTATCGTCTGCAAAGCGGTAAGGTCGGACGGTGTGATTGTGCCGCCGCCTGCCACCTTCTGGACGAGAGCTGCGATGCCTTGTACCTCAGGTTGCAGTGATTCGATCGACTGCAGAATGCTGAGGATGAGTGCTAAAGCTTCCAAGTTCGTCTTCCTTTGCTGTGGGTTGCTGTGATGTAGTAGATGACCAAAGTTGAACATGACTCCTCTCTAGGTTATGATGTCTTGGCCGCCTGAACGTTGATGCCTTGACCGGTAAGATAGTTCACCAGCGCATCGACGGCTGCCTGTTCGACTGACAGCTTGACCGCTGCATCGCCTCCAGTGTTATAGGCATTTTGCTCTTGTGTCAGAGCGTTAAATGCCTCCGTACGGTACTTTGCGATGGTTGCCACAGTCGTTGGGTTTGGTGTCTTGGTGCTTTCCAACCAGACAGTCTCGCCGCTGACCGCAGCGTTGTAGGTAGCCCAACCAGCAGCCAAGCCGGCAACGATCGGGTCCTCAGGAGCTAGGTTTGCACAGGCCGAGAGTGAGAGAGCTGCGCCGAGAAGGGAAGCAACAGCCCCGCCAGAGATGAACACAGCAAGGGCTCCTGAGCGGGGGTCCGAGCTAGGTGGTGAGGTTACCTTGCTGGCGTCGCTCGCAATTTGCGCCATCTGCATCGTCGGCTTAGCTATGTTGACGCTCGACACCATTGTATTGGCGACCGAGGCATCCGGTAGAGGGCTTGCCGCGAATACCTTGGCAAGCAGCTGGCCAAAAGGGATGGAAACGGCATTGCCATAGTTGCCGACGACGTAGGCACCAAAGTCGTACAGCTTCTGGTACCAGGGTGCATTCTTCTCCGTCGGCACTTGCAGTGCTGCGTACGCATGCACCAGCAGGAAGAAGAGGGGACCGCCGAACAGGATAGCGTTCGCGACCAGATTTGTGTAGTTACCCAATCCGACGAGAGATAGGGTATAGTGTATATACGCCAGAGCTACTGGCGACAAGTTTGACGCTTGCATGTTTGCTCTCACTTCAGCATGTTGCAGTTATAGTCGAAGTTGACAGTGGTGGTAATACTATTGCCGGTAGGCGGGTATCTAGCTAGCGCGAACGAGTAACGCATGTCATTGATCCTTTATGGTGGAAGCTAGGTCCAGAACAGCCTTATCATTCAGTTTCTGCCTAGCGTCTGACAACGCAGTAAGCCTGATGAGAGAGCTGTTGATGGAGCTTAGCTCTCCTGCCATCTTCTCAAGGACCTTATCTGTCTTATCCTGGTTCTTATTGATGGCCAGCGTTAAGCGCTCTTCCACCTTATCCAGATCACTTTTCCTAGCTGCATCCATGTTAAGTGTATCAAAGGCACGTTTATACTCACCAAAAGTTGCTGTCCAACTGTTGGCTAAGTCATGACGTGTCTTTGCCTCTCTTGCTATCTCGAGTTCAACCTTTTGTGCTGCAGCCTTTTCTACTGCCCGCAGACCGCTATGCACATACCAGAAGACTGTACCCACTAGGGTAAGCAATGTAAGGCATAAGCCTACTAGAGTAGAAATCTCCTCAAATGAGACTGGTGTGTTACCCATTGCAGGCATCTCCAAAGTCGTTAGGCTCTTGCTGCCTTTGTTGTTGTTGTTGCCGTTGCCGTTGCTGCTGCTGCTGCTGCTGCTCAGATGTTAAGAACTGTGTAGATCCACGTGTACTTGCGCATACAAACCCTCCAATGCCTAGGAACAAACAGAGTGAACCTATAGGACTCAAGTAATGCTCATTGCCAAGCATTATGATGGATTCGAATCCCAAGTATAGCCAGATAAGACCTCCAACAACGTCAGTAGTAGCACACAATACAGCTAACTGCCTTATGCAGATGCTGATAAGCAGATTTGCAGACTTGAACACTATAAACATAGCCAGAATGAGCATACCACCTCGCTCAGACATGTGTGTAGTTTCTATGAGGTGAGCTATATTGTGCTCGGCGAAAGCATGAGGAGTTATCATGTAGGCCAGAAGGATAGCTATGGCGCTCAAGATGCTGGCCACTTGAAAACCGTCAGCAGCTCCTAAAGGGTTACGAAGATCAAGGCGAGGAAAAGTCATGCTGTAATTACCCCCTCACTGAAAGTGGTCCAAGTGGATTGCACAGAGTTGCCATTGTTGAAAGCTTGCATCTGGATACTGTCAGTCCCTACGGCTGACTCAGGCACTTGATAAGGAGTCAGGAGAGTAGCAGTCAACCCTCCCGAACAACTGCCAACCTCTGGGCCTACTAATGTATTAGTGGTAGACAGGGCAAAATTGTAGCCGCCAAGATTAGGGCCTACGCTGGCGTCCCAAGTAACTTCTACACCTTGATAGATTGATCCGCTATAACTGGCTGTTGCTGATACGGACGTTGGAGGTGCAATTTGAAGGTACTTGCCTTGCGGCACATAGGTGTAAGCTACCACATCACTGAGTAGCTCTTCCTCATTGCCAAACAGGTTAAAGCTGGTGAACTTGAAATAGACGTCATTGCCTATGTATTGAGCTTGCAAGTTCAGCTGGACAACGCTAGCAGGCACAAGAAAATAAGCGTCTGCTCCTACAGCATGAGTGCCTAAAGTAGAGTCATAGACAGCTCTTGTAGTACTACTTATTGTGTAGGTCGTACCACTGTCCAAGGTAATGGCTCCGTAGCTGATGATCTCTTCATCAACACGGATAATCGTCTGATTAGCAGCCTCTGATTGGCCTGTTGCATACATGCTGGGGGCAACAGGTGTCTCGCCTGTGTCAAGAGCGAATGTCACACTGGCACTCTCACTAATGCTAGTCGTCAGGGTGCCTTGGACCGTAGTATTGGTGATTGTCCCAATGACAGCATAGTTGACGTCATCGACTGATGCCCATACGTGACAGCCTCCCCAAGTGGTGAGCGGGCCACTAGCTCCTATCCAGATCTGTGATCCGCCTCCTGCTTCAATGGGCGCCGGCTCAAATATCAGAGGCGGGTCATTAACACTCCCGGGAGAATCATAGATACCTGTTCCTCCTGTATTGCCGTTCGGCTCAACTTGAAGCTCAGCAGGTATGCCGATGCCTGCTGGATACTCTTCACCTTTCACGGTCAAGACGAAAGAGGCATCTTCGGACACCTCAGAGATCATGATCGGAAACTTGTTCAGGCCGATGTTTGGCTCTGTGATGGTAATGATGTCACCAGGCTCTAGCCACACAAAGCCTGTGTCAAGCTTGAACTCGTAATTATTGTTGATGTTGACAGTACGCTGACCTATGAGAGTGACCATAACGGCTGCAATGCCATCATCACATACTTCATTGGCGCTAATAACCTGACTAGCTAGGTTCCCGTTTATGTTGATGCTGTTCTGATCACGGAAGTAGACGCTGTTAGTGTTATAGTCTGCATCTCTTTGCCGGTAATCGAGCTCAACAGTGTTGTAACCCGTGACAGGATCTTTAATGTCGACAGCAACAGGATCCTCATTCGACCCCACATCAAAGAGGTAATCATTTGGGCCGATGTCGATAATCGGGGTATTATTTGCAGTGAAGGTGACTCCGTTGGCTGTAATGCTTTGGCTGGCTAGCGGTACCGCTTTGAAACATGTACCAGTCCAAAATATCCAGCTGTTGGACAGCTGAGCCCATCTCTGGAAGATGCTTGTCATCTGCTCCTGAGTTGACATATAGGGGCTAATGAGCAACTTCTGTGCGGTACAGTAGGTTTTGTAGTTAGCCCAAGATCCTGTGTCAAGATAGTCGGCGGCAGTCTCTCCTAAGCCATACTGTTGGCTGGTAATGATATCCTGAATAACATCAGCAGGATTTGCATCTGCCCACTCGTTAGCCCATTGGTAGAACTTAGCAGTGACAACAAATGACAGACTTGGAATAGAGGCAGAGGAGCCCAGGTTGAGATTCTCAGCGAAGAGGTAAGCAGTGTCACGATACGCTAGGGCTTGATTAGGATAGTTATCCGTTACATAGTCCTGAGGCTCCTGAGTTGACGTACCTGTAGCTAGGTAGAGGCCTAAAGCACCTAATGTGGTCGACGAGCCATTGGAGACTACGTAGCTGACGCCGTCAATGGTCCCTTCGCAAATCGCCAAAATGACGGCGGCTGTGTAGGTGTAGTTGTTGCTCTTACCACCACCCTTACCACCGCCTCCTTTACCGTCTGGGGTAGCTTGAAAGTTGTTGTACCAGATAAGATTTGGCGCACCCATATTAGTGCCGTAAGCTAAAGGTATACAAACGCCTAGCGCACTGGTCTGTACCTGAATGCCAGTGTACTTGATGTTTTGCTGGGAATTAGCTTGCTTACCTGAGCTCATTTCTTAGCCCCTTTGCCAGATGCAGATGCAGATGCAGAAGCAGAAGCAGGAATCTGCAATGGGCTTACTGTTGTTTTAATCTTGGCGAACACACTGTAAAACATGAATGGGCGTAGCTTTGTACTGTCTGTTACAGTCCTACCGACATACTTCAATACCGGATAATCACTCCAGGACCTGGCAACCTTACCCACAAATGAATGGGCATGAATCAATTTTACACGTCCTTCCTTGGATCTTGTTGAAGGCTCAATCTCTGATATGATGCCGGCGTGGGCAAAACACTTGCCGAACTGGAACATCATGATGTCGCCGATCTGGATCTGTTTGCGTGTGATCTCAACGCCCAAAGTCTCCATCCAGCCTAAATACTTCTCCTCGTCTTTGTGCATGTGCCAGTTAGCACTGTAAGGCCTTGGGTCGAAAGGCTCAAGGATCCCAGTATCTACCCAGCAGCGGACAAGCAGCATAGAGCAATCTACAGCGCGGCCTTTAACATCTTGCAGCTGCATATATGGAGTGTTAACCCATGTCATAGCCTCTTCAACAACCTTGCGACGGAGCCCCGTTTCAAAGGCTTCGGTCCACGGCTGTGATCTACACAGAGCTGTGGGACTCACCGCTATAGGAGCAGGCTCCTCTGCTGACTTGGGAAAAGGTTTGGGGATGAATGTGGCCATAATTACTGTGCCATCTGAGCTGGTGGTGTAAAGGGAAAACCTCTATAGTTGGCGATATTACCGTTAGGAGCAGTACCGAAGGTCTTACAAGCAGCCTGCGTGTGAGCACAACCTCTAACTACATTTAGGGTATCGCCAGTTGCTGGTGTCTCATATAGGGGGTAGGATAGCTGGATGCCTGTGCTATTGGCTGCCAAGATCGAACGACTTTGGCCTGAAGCTACTCCATCAGTCATCTCAATGGTGCCAAGGCTGTACAGTGCTGGGTTAGCAGGAACAGCTCCACCCCAATTGATGAAGATGGCTGTAGACCCAGCTCCTACGGTCTGTGAAATAGTAAATGCTGCAGGATTGAGAGTGCAGCCTTGATCATATAAGGCGTGAATGCAGCCGCGTGTGAAAACATTCTTAGGCAGGTAGCCCTGTATCTTAACATTACGGCCGTTGACTGTTATATCAGCGCCTCGAGCACTTAGCTTGATTTCACCCGTAATGCCTGTGAAGAGTGGAACAGTACCCAGAGGAGAGGACCAAACTTGTCCAATAACTGGTG